GGCGCTTGCGCAGGGCGATCGGCACGGCGCTGATCTTTGCCGGGTTGATCGTTATCGTATTCGCTTTCGTCTGACAGTGGTTCCTTTTCAGTGAGGCCCATTCGCGCGGAACCGCCGGGTGGCTTCGATGGGTCCAAAACCGAGCCATCGCCCGGGATCACCGAAACGCGCGCAGACGGCGCCGGCGACGCTTGGCGCGCGTTGCGCCGCAGCGAGCGCATGGGCGCGGTCGCGACCAGTGCAAGCCATGACAAATGCCGTCTCGACCGCCGCTGCGCGCAAACTGGCGAGCGCATCGAACGTTGTGGCGCCAAGCGCGCTGGCCGGATGCCAGACAAGGGCGTCCGGACCCGGCCCGCCCCGCGACAGCACGAGCCGAACATCGGCCACAGACAAGCGATCAAGCAAGTTTCGGGCGATCGGAGATCTATGCCACCGGCTGTCCGTATCCACCTCCGACGGTGCCGGCATGGACGTCATTAGCCCTTCCCTTCCGCGATCCCGCATCAGGAAATATCCGATATTCAGATTATTTCAATCGCGGACTGAAATCGTGGCCGGGTTCAGAACACCGGCGCGCTTTTCCAGACGACTTTGCCCAGAACGGAAAAATCGTCGTCGCTGACAAGAAAGGACTGATGCGCAGCGTTACTTGAACAGGGCTCGAACCGCGCAGGATCGCGACGGTACCGTTTGACCGTGGCTTCGCCGCCGCTGTTCGCGATCAGGTATACGCCCCCGGGCGACAATTCCTTTTGCCCCGGGTCCACCAGAATCAATCCACCATCATCGATCAGCAGGTCCATTGAATCGCCGCTGACCTCGATACCGAAAGCGCCACGCCCAGCCAGTTTTCCGGGCACCGGCATGTGGCCCAGCGGCACCTCGACCGCTTCGCGCCAGCGTCCGGCGCCAGCGATGCCGATGACCGGGACAATTGCGTAATCCGGTCCGGAATTGGACGAAAGCCCGAACGCGGCATCGCCCGGCCTGCGATCACGAAAGTGAACCGAGGATACTTCTGCGGGGAGCAAGGCGGGCGCAGGGGGGGAATCGGCGCGCGATGCGGCGTCTAGGCCAAGCAGGGCATAGATCGCGGCCGCCTCCTCGACAGTCACGCGGCGTTTTCCCGACAACAAGGCCGAAACCGCCGACTGGCTGGTGAAGCCGAGCGACTGCGCCAGTTTCGTCTGACTGATTGCGCGCGCCTTCATCGTCTGGCGCACAAGCATGGCATCGAAAGCGCGCATCGAGCGACCCCTGTGTGAGTGGTATCTAAGCTCAATATCAGATTAAATATCATCCGAAAAGCAAATTATATCCATTTTCGGTGGGGTTTCGATATCAGTTTATCCGATTTAAGGATAATCAATGCCCAGCAGTCGATGCCACCCGAGTCGCCCTTGCCGCAACGCCCCAGACAGTCGGCAAGGTGGAAGGATCCGGCGGTGTCCGTCCGCCGGGCAAAATGACCGTTGGCCATGAAACGGCCAGCCGGCCGACTGCAAACGCAAACGTCCGTTTCTTGCGGCGCTTGCGGAACCCGGCGGTGGGTGCGTCCAGGCGGCGCCCCACCGCCCTTGTCTTCGCGCCTCCGCCATGCACCGCCGGGAGTTTGAAACATCCATGAAACAGGCCCGTGACTGTCTCGACGCATTCTGGGATGACGAAGCCGGGTCCGGCCTGGGACATCTGCCCTTGCCGCCGCATGTGCTTTGCGACGAGCTCGGCGCGGCCGAGCGGATCGCCTACCGGTTGATAAACCACGCCGCGGAGACCGGGCGCCCTTGCCCGGTCAATATCGACATCGAAGTCGCTGCCGGGTTCAATTCGAGCTCGATGGGCCCCAAACTTGTCCGCAAGCTCGAAAACCGGGGCCTGATAAAAGTCAGCCGGTTCCAGCGGTTTCGTCTGGTCGAGATCGTCGCCACGGGCAAACAGACGGCGCGCCATCCATCGATGCACGCCGACCGGCCGCTTGTCCGGCGTGGGGCACGGTCGGCCGGTGCCAAGGGAATGCCGAGCGATCGCAAACCCTATGCCGCGCGCTGAACCGGGCGCGGCGTGCAGGCGCGCGAGCCAGTCCGCCAAACCACCGGCCGATACAAAGCGCACCGCGCAGTTGCCCGGCCGCGGCGATGCGGCCATGGCGCGCGCGCATACCGGCGACGCGCTGTCCACACTGGTCACGATCATGACCAATGGCGATGCGCCGGCGACCGCAAGAGTGAGCGCAGCCAATGCCGTACTCGACCGCGCCTGGGGAAAACCGCGCCAGGATTTCGAACTGTCGAGCGCCAGCGATGCCGTCGCCGCGATCCAACGCGCGCGCCAGCGAGTCCATCGCCAGCGTCAGGCAAAAGACGCGGAGCATGGCACGGTCGATGACGCACACAGGACGAAAGCAAGCGCCCGCGATGCCTGAGGCGGATGCGGCACTGACGCTGGCCGATGATATCGGCGCGTTCACCGCCGATCCGCTTGGCTACGTCCACTATGCCTTTGCCTGGGGAGAAGGCGATCTGGCCGATATGCCCGGCCCGCGCGCCTGGCAGAGGGAGGTACTGGAAGAAATACGCGATCATCTGTCCGACCCGGCACGCCGGTTCCAGCCATTGCGCATCGCCCGCGCGTCGGGCCATGGTATCGGCAAGTCCGCGCTGATCGGCATGCTGGTCAAATGGGCGCTTGATACATGTCCCGACACGCGGGTGATCGTGACCGCCAACACAGAAGCCCAGTTGCGCACCAAGACCGCGCCCGAACTTGGCAAATGGTCGCGGCTGTCGCTGACCTGCGCCTGGTTTCGGCAAAGCGCGACAGCCATGATCGCGACGATGCCGGGACGCGAAAAGTCATGGCGCTGCGATCTGGTCACCTGGAGCGAGAGCAACACAGAGGCGTTTGCCGGCCTGCACAACCAGGGCAAACGGATCGTGCTGGTGTTCGACGAAGCGTCGGGGATTGCCGACAAGGTCTGGGAAGTTGCGCTGGGTGCGCTGACCGACGCGGATACCGAAATCATCTGGCTGGCCTTTGGCAACCCGACCCATGCCGATGGGGCGTTTCGCCAATGTTTCGGGCGGTACCGCGCGCTGTGGCACACCGCGCAGATCGATGCGCGTGATGTCGAGGGCACCAACAAGGCCTATCTTGGCGACCTGGTCCGTACTTTTGGCGAAGATTCGGACATCGCCAGAGTGCGCGTGCGTGGGCAGTTTCCCTCGGCCAGCGCGATGCAATTCATCGGCCAGCGCGATATCGATGCGGCGCTGAGCCGCGAGACCCCCGCGGTGGCGGGCAGCGAGCCGGTGGTTTTTGGAGTCGATTGCGCCCGCTATGGCGACGATGAAAGCGTGCTGGCGATCCGTTGCGGCAGCGACGCACGGTCGCGCGCCTGGCAGGCGTGGCGCGCGACCGACGCGATGCATCTGGCCGGCGATATCGCGATCGCGGTGCAGCGTTGGCAGCCCGACGCGATCATGGTCGATGCCGGCAATATCGGCGCTGCGATCGTCGATCGGCTGCGCCAGTTGGTCGGCGACGTGCCGGTGATCGAGGTGTGGTTCGGCGGCCAGGGCCGCGATGCCGAACTGGAGCCCGGCGTTGCCGTGCACACCGCCAACAAGCGCGCGGAAATCTGGACGCGGATGCGCGCCTGGCTGCGCCATGGTGCGTTACCCGATGTTGCGCGCCTGCGCGATGACCTGGCCGGGCCGACCTATGGTTTTGCCGCGGACGACACGCGCGTGCGGCTGGAGCGCAAAGTCGAGATGAAGCGACGCGGCCTGCCCAGCCCCGACTGGGCCGATGCGCTGGCCTGCACATTTGCCGAGACGGTGCTGCCCCGTAAGGTGCCGAACTGGCTCGATCCCGACCGCGTGGCCGCGCTGCGCGACGATGACCGCTATACCGAGCTGGACTGACCTTGGCCCTGCGAGAATTCGATCGACGCGATCCAAAGTACATCGCGGCCGGGTTAGGCCGTTTTTCAACCACAGGAGGCAACCCATGTGCAGCACCCCGACGATCCCGACCGTGCCGGTTCGGCAACCGGTGCAGTTGCCTGATCAGGGCGCGCCGACTGGGCCGGTCGATCCAGAGGCCTGGCAACGCACCGTCCTGGCCGGAATGGTCACCGGCCCGCAGGGCGTGCTCGGATCGCCGAGCCTTGGCAAACCTACGCTGGGTTGAGGAGCGCAAAGCGAATGACCGGTAAAGCAGATATTCGCAGCCACTGCGAACAGCGGCTGGCCCTGATGAAAAATGTCAGGACCGATTACGAATCGGAAGCCGAACAGATCGCCCGCTTTGCCCAGCCGGCGCGCTCGCGATTTCTGCGCGGCAGCAAGGACCAGAACGGCGGCCGCCGCCGGATGTGGAACAAGACTCTGTTCGATCCGCACGGCATCGAAGCCTTTCGCACGCTGACCAATGGCATGACCAGCGGCCTTTCAAGCGCGTCGCGACCCTGGTTCACGCTGAACCTTGCCGACGAAAGCCTGATGGATGCCAATGGCGTGCGCGCCTGGCTGTCGGACGTCGAGCGACGGCTTTATGCCTTCTTCGGGTCGACCAATTTCTATGCCGCGGCCAAATCGGGGTATGGCGAGATGGGCCTGTTCGGCACCGAAGGCTGCGTGATGGTCGAACATCCGACCGCGGGCGCGGTGTGCCACGCGCTGACGTTTGGCGAATACTGGATCGGCCTGTCCGACGCGCTGGTCCCCGACACGTTGTACCGGGTGTGCCCGATGAGCGTGAAACAGGCGATCGAGACCTTCGGCGATGCCTGCTCAGCGGTCATCCGCGCGCTTTATGACCGCAGCCAGTACGAGGCGGCGGTCGAGATCTATCACGCGATCGAGCCCGATCCCGACTACGATCCGGCGCAGTTTGGCGCCAAGCCATGGCGTTCGATCTATTGGGATATCGCCGATCGGTCGGACACCGTATTGCGCTTGTCGGGATACCATGAACAGCCGTTCTGGGCACCGCGCTGGGATGTGGTCGGCGGCGATACGTATGGCGTTTCGCCCGGGATGGAGGCCCTGCCATCGCTGCGTGAATTGCAGATGCAGGCCAAGCGGCGCAACGAAGCGATCGACCAGATGGTCAAGCCCGAAAAGATCGCGCCACCCAATGTGCGGCTGACCGGCGAACCGGGGCGCGTCGTCGTCGCCGCCGGGGTTGATCGCGACCAGATCTTCATCCCCTACCCGATGCCCTATCAGGCAGTCGCAGCGATCGGCGAGGAAATGGACAAATGCCGGCGTCAGATCGATTCGCTGGCGTTTGCCGACTTGTTCAATGCGATTACCAATATGGCAGGCATCCAGCCGCGCACGGTCGAGGAAATCGCGGCGCGCAACGAGGAAAAGCTGACCCAGTTGGGGCCCGTGATCGAACGCGTTGCCAATGAGAAGCTGCAGATCGCGATCGAGCGCGGTTTCGGTATTCTGCGGCGCGGCGGGTTTCTGCCCCCGGTGCCTGCCGCGTTGTCGGAAAAGCAGATCAATGTCGAGTTCGTGTCGATCCTGCAGCAGATGCAGCGGATGGTCGGGCTTGGTCAGATCGAGCGCGTGGTGGGCTTTGTCGGCAACTTGGCCGGTGTCCATCCCGACGCTCTCGACAATATCGATTTCGACGAGGCGGTCGACGAATACGCCTATCGCGCGGGGGCGCCGGCGCGATTGATCCGGCCGACAAAGGAAGTTGTCGCGCTGCGTCAGGCCCGCGCCGCGCAACAGGCCACGGCACAGACTTTGGCCGCCATGCCGGCAATGAAAGCCGGAGCCGACGCCGCGCGGCTCTTGGCTGCGACCGACGTGGGCAATGGCGAGACCCTGCTGTCGCGGATGTTGCCGTCAGCCTGATCCGGCCACGCAACCACTCCCGTTGCGATTACGTCGCGCCTGCGTACAGCGCCTGACCGGGGTATTGCCCGTGCCGTTCGAAGCCAAAGATGCCGAATTCCTGCTGACTCGGCCCGAATTTCGCCGGTTCCTGTTCGCCGCGATCCAAAGCTCGGGAATTCTGGTCCAGACAGTATCGGCGACGACCGCAGCCAGCCGCGACCTCGGCCATTTCGAAGGCCGTCGCGCGCTGGGCTTCGATCTGCTGATGCTGGCGCACGCCGGCCAGAGCGAAGCCGTTCGCAACGACGATCCGGACGGGATCACGACACTTGCCCTGTGCCTGACCGAGGCACTCTCCTGCAAGGACACCCACATTGACTCAATCCGCTTCCGCGACAGCGCCCGCTATGACGAGCTCCCCCACACCGGTTGACGCGCCCGCTGCGGCCCCGGCCGACAATGCCGCGACTACGCCCGTCGGCGATTCGCAGTCGGTACCCGTCGCCGCGCCTGCTTCGCTCGCTCCTGCTCCAGCGCCACCGGCGCCCACCGCGCCGGACCGCTATGACTTGTCGCTCGAAGGGTTTTCGATCGATCCTGTGCTCGTCCAGAATGCCGATCCGGTGTTGCGCGATCTCGGACTGAGCAACGATGCGGCCAACAAGCTGATGCCGGTGGCGCGCGAAATCATGGCGCGGACTCAGGAAACCGTGATGCGGCAGATCGAGGATGCCGCTGCCGTGCAGAAAAAGACCTGGTACGACGCCTTTGTTGCCGACCCCGAAATCGGCGGGGCGCGGCGCAGCGAAACCGAGCACTTCGCTGCCAAGGGTCTCGATGCACTGGGCTATCGCGACGGACATCCGTTTCGCGACGCGCTCAACGCCAGCGGGTTCGGCAATCACCCCGACATGCTCCGCGCGTTTCGCCGGCTGGGCGAGCTGGTCGGCGAAGACGGCGGGCTGGTGCGGCCGTTGACTGCCAGCAGCCGCGCCAAGCCGGTCTGGGCGTTGATCGGCGCCTGCCCGCACGGGCAGGCGCTGCCGACGTCCGATGGAGCGACCGATGCCGGCCGCATCGCGCCCGATACCCTGTTGCCGGCGCCATCCGATGCCCGCCGATCGTGCGGGAATATCCACAAGGAGACCTAAGCTATGGCCATTCTTGGCAGCTCGTATTGGAATCTGATCGACGTCCTGAAGTCCAGCAGCGATGGCATCGGCGATGTGGTCGAAGCGCTGACTCAACTGACGCCGTTCATGAAAGACGCCAACGTTATCAACTGCAACAGCGGCACCGAGCACCGCTCTTCGATCCGCACCGGCCTGCCTTCGGTTTCATGGGGCGCGCTGTACCAGGGCATTGCCCAGTCCAAGGGCAATTATACCGAAGTCAAGGACACCACCGGCTTTGTCGAAGGGCTGTCGAGCGTCGATGAACGGCTGCTCAATCTGAAGCCGGCCGAATCTGCCAAGTTGCGGCTGGTCGAAGGACAGGGCTTTCTTGAAGCCATTGCCCAGACCGTCGAAAGCGCGATCTGGTATTCCGACGTCAAAGTGAACGGCAAACAGTTCCACGGCATGGGTCCGCGCTTCAATTCGTTGCAGAACCCCAACGTGATCAATGCCGGCGCGACCAGTTCGAACAACACCTCGATCTGGTTCGTCACGCATGGCGATGCGCAGACTTCGGTGATCGTGCCCGACAATATTCCAGGCGGCATCCAGCGCGAGGACATGGGCCGCCAGCGGGTGCTCGACGGGAACGGCAACCCGTTCTATGTGAAGGAAGAAAAGTTCACGCAGCATGTCGGGCTGTGCGTCAAGGACTGGCGCTACAACGCGCGCGTCTGCAATATCGACGTACCCAGCGTGATGTCCGGCTCGGTCGCGCTCAATCCACTGATGCGCCATGCCTATTACAAGCTGCAGGGCCGCCGTGCCTATCGCATCGAGGCCGAAGGACAGATCAGCCCGGGCCGCACCGTGCTCTACATGAACCGGACGCTGCTCGAAGCGCTCGATGCCGAAGGCACCAACAGCCGTTCGGGAATCGACAATTTCGTCCGCCTGACGCCGATGGAAATCCAGGGCGAGGAAGTGATGACGTGGCGGGGCATCCCGGTGCGCGAAACCGACGCATTGCTCGGCACCGAGACCCTGGTTTCGTAACGCCATTCGGCCGGCCGGATCGCGCGTACCACGCGCGATCCGGGACATCTTTCAAGAAAGGATATTCTTTCATGATCATCGACACTTCGCTGGTGTTCAGCGACCAGCAGGTGGTGACCGCCTCGACATCGTCGAGCAACGCCATCGACCTTGGCGCCACCGGCACTCCGTTCGGGGCTACCAGCCCTTTGGTCCGCGATATCGGGCGCGGCGAACCGATCGACCTTTCGGTCTCGGTCGCCCAGACGTTCGTCGGACCGACCTCGATTCAGGTTTCGGTTCAGACTTCGCCCGACAACGTCAGTTGGACGAACATCGATACCGGTGCGATCATTCCGGTATCGCAACTGGTCGCGGGCTATCTGTTCCGAGTTCCGCGGATCGTGCAGCAGGCCAACGCGCGATACCTGCGCCTGTTCTATACGGTCAATGGCACCGCCACGCAGGGCACGATCAACGCCGCGATTGTCGCCAGTCGTCAGAGCAATCTCGCGGCCGGTGGCATCTGATGCCGCGCTTTCGCGCCAGTGAGCCGATCTACCTCAGTAATGAGCGCCGGCTGATTGCCGCGGGCGAAATCTTTGCCAGCGACGAAATCCCCGGCCGCGCATGGATTCCGCTCGATACCGCGCCGCCCGCCGCGGGCGCAAAGGCGCGCCGGACAGCGACGCAATCGAGCGAATGATCGCCGTGTAACGGGGGATGCGGGGCACCGGCAGGTTCGGTGCCCCGCATCAGGCCAACCAGCATTTTATGAAGCCCGTGCAATTCAAGAGGTGGTCCGGCATGGCAACGTTAGACGACATCTGCAACCTGGCCCTGGCAGAAATTGCCGCCGGCCCGATCACCGATGTTGCGGACGGTTCGATCGAAGCCCGCGAGGTCAGCCGCTTTGCCGGTCCCTTGCTCAACGAGGTTTCGCTCTGGTCCGACTGGAGCTGGGCAGTGGTCCGCACGCTGCTGACCGAAACGGCCAATGACCGCCCCGCGGAATGGACCCACGCCTATTCCGTTCCGGCCAATTGTGCCCGGCCGCTGGCGATACGTCAGATGGAGAGCGATGCCTCGCATCTGCCGCACGGCGGCCCCTATCCTTTCCCCGTCCAGGATTCCATGCCGCTGGCATTTCTGCATGAGGGCGGCCTGATCTATACCAATGTATGGTCCGCGACGCTGGTCTATGTCGCGACGCTGACCGATCCGACCATCCTGCCACCGCTGGTCCAACGCGCCTTCGCGCTTGAACTTGCTGCGCGGGTCGCGATTCCCATCCGCAAGGACACGGGGCTCGCCCGCGAAATCGGCACGGCCGCCGAACTCGCCCGGGCCCGCGCCATTGCCGAAGACCGCAACCAGCGTGTCAGCCGACCGGCCAGCTATATCAGCGACGCCGCCTTTGCCCGTGCCGGACTCGGGAGCGAACTGTGACCCTGCGCGTGCCCCAGGTCAATTTCAGCAAGGGCGAGCTTGCCCCGGAGCTGTACGGCCGGTTTGATGTCGATGCCTGGCAATCGGCGCTGCGCCGGGCCCGGAATGTGATTGTGATGAAATACGGTGGCGTGACCAAGCGGCCCGGCACCCGCCTTGTCGGTGCAGTGATCAACCCCGGTCAGCCCACCCGGCTGGTGCCCTTCCAGTTCTCGATGACGCAGACTTACGCACTCGAAATGGGACAGGGCTATATGGCGCCATGCGCGATGGGCGGCCGCATCCTTGAAAACGAGCAGCCGATTACCGCGATCACCAACGCGCTTCAGGCGAAACTGACCGTGGCATTCCATGGCTTTGCCAGCGGCAACCTGATCTACATCGACGGAGTTTCCGGCGGCATGGGCGTTGTACTGAATTACCGCACCTGGACGGTAACCGGGATCATCGACGCAAATACCTTCACGATCAATGCCGACACATCGTCGTGCGCGGCATTTTCGGGCTGCAGCGGTGGAACGGCCAATACCTCGCCGCCGATCATCGTGCCCCCGCCAACCGTTCCGCCCCCGGTCGGCACCACAGCCGCGCCGACCGTGACTTATGGCGGTGGCCTGGGCAGCAATCGCCAGAAGGATTGAACCGATGGGAGTGGCCCGCGTCTATCAGGCAGGTTCGCCGTTCAACGGTGTGGAACTGGCCGATATCGATTACGAACAGACCGCCGATACGCTCTATCTGGCGCACCTCGATCATCCGCCGACGAAACTCGTGCGATCGGGCAATACCAATTGGTCGTTCGAAACGGTGCAATTTGCCCCGACGATTGCTTCGCCGACCAGTTGCTTGGTCAGTGCGACGGTGGCGGATACTGATTCTGCCAACAGCGGCCTGAATTTCTTCCCGGAAAATGCCACCTATTGCGTCACTGCCGTTGACGACGACACGACCGAGGAAAGCCGCGCTTCACCTGTGGCGAGCGCTTACAACGACCTTACGCTCAAGCGCAATTACAACACCCTGACGTGGAACGCCGTATCCGCCGCGACTCGCTACAATGTCTACAAGGCTAACAACACCCAGTTCTATGGCTATATCGGCACGACCACCAGCCTGACCTTCATCGACGACAATATCGGGCCATCGTATATCCAGGCGCCGCCACTGGCCAACAACCCGTTTGCAACAGCCGGCAACTATCCATCGACCGTAACCTTGTTCCAGCAGCGTTCGATCTGGGGCCGGTCGACGAATGTGCCCCACGGGATCTGGACATCGAAGTCAGGGCGGATCGAAAACATGGACTATTCGACGCCGCTGCGCGCCGATGACGGCATGAGCTTTGCCATCATGGCCGGCCGGGTCAATTCGGTGAACCAGCTGACGTCGACGACAAGCCTGCTCGCGCTGACCAGCGACAGCGTGTTCAACATCGTTGGAACGGCCGGTGGCGGCCCGCTCGACGGGTCAACACCGCCGGCGATCCAGCGCCAGGTGGGCCGCGGTTCGTCGCGCCTGCCGCCGCTGGTGGTCGACAATGTGGTGTTCTATGTTCCATCAATCGGATGCTCGATCCGCAGCCTCGGCTATGATTTCACGATCAACGGCTTGCGCGCAAACGACATCACGATCTTTTCGCCGCATCTGTTCGAAGGCCATACGATCGTTTCATGGTGTTACAGCCAGGAACCGCGCTCGCTGGTCTGGGCAGCGCGCGATGACGGTGTCCTGCTATGCTTCACGTGGGAACAGGAACAGAATGTCTGGGGCTGGACGGTGTGCGAAACCGCAGGCAACGTCCTGTCAGTCTGTTCGATCACCGAGAATGGCGAGGATCGCGTCTATCTGATCGTAGAACGGACGATCGCGGGCCAGACCGTGACGTTGGTCGAGCGCATGGCTTCGCATCTGTGGGATACGCCGGCCGATTGCTGCTTTCTCGATTGCGCGGTCTCGGCAAGTTTTGCGACGCCGCAAGCGAGCTTTTCGGGGCTGTGGCACCTTGAAGGGTGCACAAATGTTGCCGGCCTTGTCGATGGCGTACCCGTCGGCGGCCTGACCGTGACAAATGGCACCGTCGTCCTGCCGGCGGCGATCGGCACGGCTTCGAACGTATCGTTCGGGTTGCCTTATGAGGTCGACGTCGAGACGCTACCGCTGCGTATATCGGTTGCAGGGACGGGTTCGAACATCGGGCGCGTGCAGAATCCGGCACAGGCAGTGCTGACCTTGCGCGACAGCGGGCCGGTCAATGCCGGTATCGGCAGTGCCGACCTGTTCCCGGTGAGACCCGCGCCGCAAGACCCACCCGGCGCCTTGCTCGACGGCACCTACCTGGTGTCAATGGACAACAAGGTACGCACCGAATGCACGGTGTGGATCAATCAGACTGTCCCCTTGCCCTTCACCCTGCTGGGCGTTGCGGTCGATCCGGTGATCGACGGATGAAGCGCTCGGCGATGTCGGCAATCCTGCTGGTGCCGGGCCATCGCGATCACGTGTTGCGGCTGGCACCGCGCTTGCGTGCGATCGACCGGATCGAATGCAAGGCGATGGGGCGGGAGCCCGAACAGGCTCTCTACCACGGCTTGGCGGCAAGTGCCCGGACCTGGACCGCGCTATGCGAGGGCGAGCCGCATGCGATGTTTGGCGTGGTGGTCGAATCCGTGGCGGGGCGGGATGCCATCCCTTGGTTTCTGGGCAGTTCGATCGTGGCGCAGCACGGACGCGCGCTGGTCGAACAAGGACCGGCGATCCTCCAAGCCATGCACCGTCATGGCGCCCGCCTGCGCAATTTCGTGTCCTCGGACAATCGACAGGCGATCCGCTTGCTCGAGCGCTGGGGATTTACCGTGGAACACGAGCCAGTCGTCATGCGCTCAGTCGCTTTTCGGCGTTTCATCCGGGAGATCATCTGATGTGTGCGCCCATCGTTCCACTTGTCGCGACGGGCCTTGGAGCCATCGGCTCCGGGATCAGCGCGGCTTCGTCGATCAGCCAGGCCAGAGCCCAGGCGGCAGCAGCCGATGCCAACGCCGCAGCAGAAAGCAATGCGGCGCAGATCGGCCAGCAAAACATGCGCGACGCCGCCTTGCAGCAATATCGCCAAATGGCAGCGGTCAGCGGACAACAGAACATGACGGCCGCAGCCAATGGCGATGCGATCGGCTATGGCACTGCGGCCAATGCGCTGAATGACACACAAATCCTCGGCCGCGAAAATCTCGCCCGTATTTATGCGCAAGGCAATCAGAACCTGATCGGATCCGACATTGCTGTCGCCAACGACCTGGGGCAAGCCGCCGCGGCCAAAAATCGCGGCGCCTCTGCGCTGGTGAGCGGCTTGTTCAATATCGGAACGGGGCTGGTCAATGGCGGCATGAACACCGGGGTTTCGGGTGCGATGCCGTCCACAAGTGCCGGATCGTTCGGCACTGCGCTGGGCAATGCAAGCCAATATGCTCCCTTCAAAGCGGGGTTGGGGCTATGATGCGCGCGCCCGGTTTCATGCCCACATTCACGCCGGTGGACGCGTACAAGGAACGATTTTCCGCGCCCGCTGGAGCGACGCTGGGCAACACAGTCAGACGTGCGCTGATGATCGGCGGCGCAGATCTCAACGACGCAGCAGCAATGCGCGGGGCGATCCGGGCGATGACCGATGCCAATGCCGGGCGCGCCCGCGCGCTGCAGGACAAGGCCGCGCTCGCCAGTCTGGTTGACGCGCATGCGGGCCTGAATGGCGGTGATGCTCTTGCCGGGCAACCGTCGGCTCTGGAAGAGCTTGCAAGAATAGGGGCCAATGGCCAAGC